CAGCAGCTTGCGCGGGCGACCTTGTCGGATCCGGAGCGCCCGCGTTCGCGACGCAGACGTCCATCTGGGCCAACTCGACCGGTTTGCTCGGCTCGGCGCCTGCGGGCGCCACGGGCGGTTTCCCTTCGTGGGGAAGTCCGCTCTGGTGGTGTCGATGTAGTGCGTATGTGGCGCCAGCCCTTATTGGCTAGGCTATTTGACTACTCTGACCTGCACAAACAATGGTGCGCGATACTGGGATTGAATGAGCATCCTCATACCTCTGCGATCAGCCGGAACCCGCTGTAACGTCGCACTATAGCGACGGTTTTCGGGTCAGAACGTGTCAGCATGTATCGTCATATATCGGTTTTCGGGGCACGTTTCGGGGCACGATCGGAGGGCGCTGTGGCAGCACCAGTAGTGCGGCAGAAAGGCAAGGTGCGACGGCTGCCGTCCGGTCGTTTTCAGGCGTCCTACGTCCACAAGGGCACCCGCTACAAAGCGCCGCAGACCTACACGGTCAAGTCAGCCGCCCACGGATGGATCGAATCCGAGCGCCGGCTGATCGCCCTCGATGCGTGGACACCCCCGGAGGACCGCCAACTTGACCCCGCCAGCGCTGCCACCGATGAACCCGATACGCCGACCCCGGAAGCTCTGACCTTCGGCGGGTGGTTCAGTGCGTGGATCGAAGATCACCGCAACAGCAAGACGGGCAAGCCGTTGAGCGCCGGCACCCGCCGCGACTATGAATCGGTCTACCGGTTGCACATCGCTCCCACCTTCGCTGCCGAGCCGATAGCTCAGATCACGACTACCGCCATCGAGCGCTGGCACGCTGCCACCCTCACCGACAAACCGACCCAGCGGGCCGCCGCCTACAACCTGCTGTCGCTGGCGCTCAAGTGCGCAGCCAACGCGGGGGTTATCCCGGCGAACCCGGCGTCGATCCCCGGCGCGTCAAAGTGCCGGCGCGAACGCGAACCGATGTACTTGAGCGCGCTAGAGCGCACCGCCATCGCGGCGAACATGCGCACCGGCTACGCCGCATTGGTGACCATCGAAGAATCCTGCGGTGTCCGGTTCTCCGAATCGACCGCGCTGCGCCGCTGTGACGTTGATACCCGCGCTGGCAAGCTGTTCATCCGCGCGGCGACCGAACCCGCACCGGATGGCGGTCGGCGACGGCGCGAATCGACCAAGAGCGCAGCCGGGGAGCGGGTGGTGTCCATCCCGCCGCGTGCAGTGCCCTTGATCGAAGCGCACCTCGCCAAGCACGTAGGCACGGAGCCCGACGCGCTGATGTTCCCAGCTGTCGGTGACACCAGCCGTCCAGTCAGTTGGACCACCTACCGACGCTGGTGGATCACAGCGACCGAGGCAGCCGGCGTGCCCAAGGCTCGGGGTCACGACCTGCGCCACAGCCACCTGACCGACTACGCCCGTCTGCCGGGGGTCACCATCGCCGACGTGATGGAACGCGCCGGCCACAATTCGCCGGTCGCATCCCTGCGCTACCTGAAAGCCAACCGACAAGACGAGTTCGCCAAGCTGGTCTGACGCACCGCGCCCTTGCCGAGTGCCATCACTGTGCGCGGACGCGGTAGCGGTTGAGCACCGCCAACTCCGCGACACTCCAGCCGGCGAACCCGCCGCGGGTGTCGATAGTCAGGTTCTCCCGCGTGAAGGTGCTGGGAAGTTGGCTAGCGTTGGCTGCCAGCCGAGCCGCCGCAAGGGTGATCACCGCGGCGATCTCAGCGTTCGGCTCACCGCCAGTGAACCCATTGCCGCGGGTGTAGGACCGCGCCAGGACGGTCACCAACTCCACAACTCTCGTCGCGGAGTCATCCGTGAGCAGCGCTGCGGTCAGGGTGGCGTCGAGCAGCGCTGTCACGTCATCGGGATCGACCGCGGTCACGGAGTACCGCCACCGCTTCCCGCCGTCAGGACCACGACCGCCTCGGGGTGCAGCAGTCCGAGGTCATAGCGGGTGGTCACCCGAATACCGATCTGGTCGAACTCGGCGTAGCGCTCGGTCAGGATCGTCACGGACGGGGCGATGTCCCGCGCCACCGCAATCTGGCTGGTGTCGGCGAGCACTGCCTTACCCTCGGGCAGCTTGTTGGTGGGGGTGACGCCGATGCCGAACAGCCGGTAGGTCGGTCCGGCGGTCACATCGGATTCCAGCAGGTACTTGGCGCTGCCGGTGGCTTCTTTGAGCTTGCGCAGCTCGATGAAGTCGTTTCCGTTGACGAACCACCGGCTCGGCGTGACCTCGGCGGCACTGGCGAGGGCGATGGCGTCGAGCAGGCAATCGGCGTCGGTCACGTCCAGCTCGCCGGTCTGCACGCCGGCTTGGTTAGTGATGCCGGTGATACCCGCGCTGGCTCCGGTGCCCTTGAGCAATTCGGTATCGAGCTTGTCGCCGACGACCTTCACCAGCCGATTTTTCAGAACCGCGTCGATACCGAGAACGCTCTGACGTACCAGCTCGTTGGTGTAGCGCTCAATTGTCTTGAGGCTCTTGCGATCTGTTGGCATCAGCACCAGTTCATCGAACGTGGTGTCGTGATCGGACGGGATTTCGGCACCTTCGCCGACGAACCCGACCGCGCTCGATCCGGTCAGCTTCGGGATGCGCAGCACGCCCGCAGTGTCGAAGATGCGAACCCCACTGGAGAGCACAACCGAGGCGGCTTCTAGCGGTTGTACGAGTAGGTTGGCGACCTGATCGGCGAGCAATTCGGGGTTAGCGGCGGCAGTTTCAACCATGAACAGTCCTTATGTGACAGACCTTTTCGGGACTACAGCCCGCGGAGGTCGATGGGATTCGGGGAACCCGTTGTCACCAGGACAATTGATGGGGCCAGCCGCCAGGACCGACCCCATCATGATACCGCTGGGTCTACTTCTTTACGTCTATGTCAACGACGCCGGGCAACCTCCCGATCCGGGCGCCGACCGTCAGCGAATAGGCCAGTGCGAGGTCCTTGAGCGCCGCCGCCACGTTGACGTTCGCCGCGACGGATGTGATCTGCTGAAGCAACGCCAGCTTGGCGGTATCCTCCGCATCGTTCAGTGCCTTGATTGTCTCGTCACTCGCCATTGTCGTCCTCCCCTATTGGGCTCGTTGTCGCAGGATTGCGGCCAGATCAAAGTTAGCGGAGGCCACCGACATCGGACCCTGGCCGATGTTCCCGAACGGTCGCCGCGTTGCCATGTGCGGCTTGCGGGTCAGCAGATCGTCTATCGCCGCGCTCAGCGTTTCGGCGTCGTCCAGGTGCGCGGCGTCGAACGGCAGATCGGTCGGGTCCGCCAGCCGCCCGGTCGCTCGCACCAGCTCGGTATGCAGCCGGCGCGCCAACTCATCAGCGCGCTTACCGCGCTCTCGGTAACGCTGGCTCTCGGCGCGCAACTGCTCGACGTAGGACCGCGGGAAGGTGTCGGGTTCGTCATCGGTTCCGCCGACCTCGGCGCTGTCCTGTTCAGCGTCGGCGGTCGTGTCGGGTTCGATATCTGGCTCGCTGTCGGTGTGCTCGGGGTCGGCTTCACCCTCCGGCGTGAGGTCGTCGGCGGTCGAGTCATCGGACATAGTGAAACTCCTTATCTGTCAATATAATTCGCGCGGCACAGTTGCAGCCGGGATGGCTTTGGAACGGGTGATCGACCGGGTAGACATGACCACCGCGGGCCCACCATCGGCACAGCGCACACGCGCCGGCATTGGGTTGCCGGACCCAACCACTGACGCGAGGGTGGCCGGCGATGACCACGGTCGTCGCCCGCTGAGCGGCACCGAGCGGTTCGGAACGCGCCAGCCGGGACAGTTGCATCGTGGTGTCCGCAGCTCTGTCGGTGATCGTAGCGACCGCGCGGGTCAGCCGTTCGGTGTCGTCGCTGGCGACGATGCCCAGCGTCGGCGTCGGGGTGCCTGTCGCGGCTTCGATTTGGACCGCCACGCCGAGATCAGCCAGGCCGACTGCGGCAGCGTTGGCGCGGGCGATGACCGCCGCGATCATGACCGCGCTCAGTGTCACCTCGGCGATGGCGAGCACCCGGCGTTCGGTGTCGCCGGCAAGCGCTTCGGTCGCATCGTGATATGCCAGCGCGGGGGTGGGCGGTGCAGTGTCGGTCGTCATGCGGTGATTGCCTTGGTCAGGTTCACCCCGGCGGTGTCGAGCGCATCAGCGCGGCGGGCGGTGCGGATGGCGGCGATTTCGTCATCGGGATAGCCCAGCTTCGCCAGCGCGTACGGCGCGGGCAGCAGTCCGGCTTGGTAGAGCTTGACCACCGCGTCGGCCTCTTGGGCGACTGATCGGGTCGCCGCGTCCGCCCACTGCACCCGGACGGTGACCGAGTTCGGGTCGGTGCCATCGCGGACGGCGACCATCAGGCGCGCGACTTGCTCCCATGCGCGCCCGAACGTGGCTTGCCGCGCTTCGGCGCGGGCGGTCAGGGATGCCTCGGCGGCGCGCA